TAAAACTAGCCCAAGCATAGAGACCACAGCCGATGATCCAAAGAGGATACAAAGCAAGTAAAGGCGGATTGGGGACGGTGAGTGCCATTGCGATTGAACAGCCAATGCTAATACCCCAAGCAAGCAACTCAATGATAAACCTAAAAGGATGAGTACGGTAGTCATCTTTGATCCAATTAAAAATTCCATAAAAAATATCGTTCATATGTCTATTTACACTAGTGGTTCGTTGACTTTATGTTTGTCAACAACCTCTTGTAAAATACTCTCTATCATCTTGTTTAGTGTAATATCACGTTTGTGGGCTTCCATAGCCAACAAATACACCTCATGTTCATTCAAATCTAATTCAATTTCAACCCTATTATCTTTTTCCATTCTTTTTCTCCAAATAAAACATTCCAACACGTACCATTGCTTCAGCATGGTCTTTGTCTTTAGGTAGAATAACACTATTACCTTCTTGTAAATCTTTATACTGATTCACCATTGGTTCAATATTATTTTCATAGATTTGCTTCATTGTATTGTACAAACCCTTACGTTCATCAAATGTCATTCCTGCAACCCATGATGGATCATTAGGATCTTTATCTAATCCATAATCATGCCGATATGTATAGCACATATCAGTGATAATTTCTTCTTTACTTTTCATATTCCTCTATCCGATATTTACTGAAGGGATAATTTTCATGTAACCATTCAATCATACCTTCTTCATATGGAAGAAACACTGTACGGTCTTTATTAGTTATATAAAGTATCATTTTAATTTAACATTCATTTTTTTCAAAATAGTTTCAGCATAGGTGCCACCACCTTGTTTATACACATTGTTAACTTCTTTAGCACATTCACGTACAACCAGTTCATAAAATTTTTCTAGTTCTTTATCATAGGAACTAGACCAATCAATATTACCTTTACCTGGACCATGTGGTTCATTAGCCCAAGTAACAAATCCAGCCTCTTTGGCAATTTCTTTAATTTTTTTATTCATTAATCAGCCCCCAATAATATATTACTTATGCCGTAAACCAATCTGCATCATCTTTCAATTCAATAGATTCGTCGCCGTCATATTCGTTTATTCTAAACATTGCACCTTCAGGTATCCATGCTACCTTCAATTCCCACATACCACCGTCATATATGTTGGGATACTTTAATGTAACATATGTTTTCAATTCATCAAACTTTTCTTCCTCTACCAATTGAACGATAGCAGGATCAAATAATAATTCAGGATGGTTCGTATTCCATGTATACCATCCTGAACCATAGTCAGGGCTATATAATACAGCAACCATTCCATCTCTAACTAATTTGTTCATCTTATCTCCAAGCGTTAACCAAACCAATTAAACAAGTAACCATTGACACTACATTGACTACTATTTGTGGACTATTTTTTACACGACTAGCCCAAGACAAAAACGCAACAGTACCTAATGTAAATGCTACAATGTTGTAGGGATAAACACTAGGACCTATTGAGTTAAAAACATGCCCGATAATTACAAAGAATGCGCCTGACCATTGTAGGATATCGTTTAATTTCATTTTATTCCAAAATGTTCTGACAACCACTGTCTTGTGTGGAAACGTGCTATCAATTGATGGCCGCCCGGATCTAAAACATTCATACATTCCTTTACAATCAATTCGGCAAACTTTTCTATAGCCTGTTTATCATACTCATCCATTTCATCCCAGCATCCTTGTGCGGTTAGTCCTGCATGATACATCAAATCTTCAATTTTTTGATTCATTACTTTACTCCAAATGTGTTTAATGCTGGTTGCAATGTGTTAATCAATTCTGTCTCACGTGCATGAGCAGGACGCTTACCACGTACAACTTCCAATGTACCAAATACAAAACGCTCGGCACCACGCTCACGTAATGCACGGCTTAAACCCCAATCTTTGTTCTCAGTCATGGCCCGTTGCATATGTTTTTGCATACGACGGGTCAATGTCTTGCGAACATTACCATTGAAGCAAAGTGCTGTCAAACCGACATAGTACTCAAGTGTTACTGTATCACGGATATAGTATATCACTTGATTGCGATCTGTTCTACGTTTGCGGACGATTTTTGAGTTCATAGATGAATTGTACACGAAAACCCATTTATTGTCAAATATTGGCAAAAACCGCTAGAAGTGTATCAGAGTGCGTTCCTGAGTATTCTAGCGATTTTGAAGCCCCTCAGGGGGCTAAATGAGTACTTTTGTTTGTTAAAAATGTAATACTTAAGTATTAGTGAACTACTTGTCCTACACTTGTATTAAGCCAAGTCTTAATTTCCTTACGCAATTCTTTTTCGGTATATCCCATTTCACCTAAACGTGCTACTAATGAAATAAATAATCCATGACTTGCAATACCATATATATATTGGTCATCATCATTATCATGTTCAAATTTATCTAATTGTTCCAATAATACATCATTAATAAATTCCGATGCTATAATGGCACTATGTTCATATTGCCACATTTCCGGATCTTCATCTTCTACTTCATTAACTATTAATAGATTCTCTTTGCTCATTATTATTCTCCGAGTTATCTGTATTTACTGTTTGTGTATATTCATAATTAATTGTTTCTATATTCTCTCTAAAAACAATAGCACCATTACGTAAATGAAATCTTCTTGCCATATTAGTTTTAGGACTTAATGTTACAAATCTATTAACACTTGGGTATTGTTCCTGAATACCCTTAACTGCTCTATATAATAACTCAGCACCTTTACCGGCTTTATAACTCCATATTGTATAAAATACAGCAGTTGTTGGTACTTGAGTAGTATTATCTAAATCTTTTACATTTTCTGGAATAAAATCATGAAAACTAACACATACCATAGCATCCGGATTATCTTCCGATTCGTCAGTTAATGCGGCAACTAATCGTCCATTACTAACTCTAAAATCAGTTGATATTTCAGGTCTTACTGGATCGTCTTTAATAAATTCTAATAGTTTGTGTGTGATGTCTTTAATGAAGTGTAGCATTTTAACCTCGGTGTAGTGTTATTCGTATTTAGCATAAATTCAAAATATGCTATTATTTAGCGACTTTTTTTAACCACTAAATATTATCATGGAAAATGTTATTGAATGGAATGTTGGATTAAGTGGGTTTAAGAAATGTACCCTAGAATTAGGGGAAAATTCTCATAAATTTACCACAGAATTATTAGATGTTCCATACGAAAATAACCGTAATATTACTGACATATTCAATGACCATTTATCAAACAGACAGACCAAATATGTAGAAGTATTATATAGCGGTGGATTAGATAGTGAGTTAGTATTGTTATCCTGTATAAAAAACAATATACCAGTCATAGCAATCACATTAGTTATTAAAATAGAAGGGTTAATCATTAATACCCATGATTTGTATTATGCAGAAAAGTTTTGTAGAAAAAATAATATAACTCATAAATTGGTTGATTTGGATGCAGATAAATTTTTTCAGAATGGTGAACATTTAAAATATCTGACCCCTTATTATATCATAGAACCGCATGTAGCGACACATTTATGGTTAATTGAACAATGTAATTATTTCCCTATTATAGGAGGAGATTGGCCATGGGCACAAACACATATTCCAAATAAAGTCTTATCACCTTTTAGATTAGAATATGCTAGTTACGAACGATTTATGACTGATAAAGGTATACATGGAATTGGCAATATGATAAGCTACAGTTTAGACTCCAGTGTTAAACTAATAGACATACATTTAAATAATCATATACTCGGTGAGAATATATCTAATTTTAAATCACGTATGTATCAAATTATGTACCCAGAGTTGAAATCTAGAATAAAAAATCATGGTTGGGAACACCATAAAACAAAATCATTTAACCTAATAAATTATAAAATAGAGTTAATTAAACAATTAAAACTGACTAATTCTCATATTAAATGGAATAACACCATCAAAACATTATTAAATACGCAAGCCAATGAAAATGACAAATTCAGATAAATTTGATACACATGAATCTTTCTATCATGGATTGATTAAAAGCAAACTTTGGTTATGTGAGGAACTAGAAACAGCTATATACCGTGAATGTCTTACAAAACCCACATTACATATTCTAGGCTGTTGGGATAATCTTTTAGCATTTATGTTACTTACTCGCAAACCTACATTCTATA